TCAAATAACCAGCTTAACCCATTCCTGACCTCGAGTATCGTTATAGCGATCGGTGGTTGCCTGGACTTTATGTCCTAGTAATGTTTTTGTATCGATACCCTGTGCACGGTACAGCCGTTCTGATAGAGAGCGTTGTTCATGAAATGTTGGCGGAGTTTTTCCTGCTGGTGGAATTATCCCAGCCAGATCCCGTGCTTTGGCAAAGTAGTCGCTCAGGTTGTCTTTACTCATCGGCTTCGGTTGTTTCTGGTGCCGACTATGGATTAGATATGGACTTAATATTCTGTCTCGGCACCCATCAATAACTTCTTTTAACGTTATCCCAATGGCATCACAGCGTAGTGTAAGCGGTAACGCCAGACGCATTCCGGTTTTTCCCTGGGTGATATGCAAGTGTTCGTTCCACACATCTGAAAAACGCATGTGGCAAATGTCATCACGGCGCTGACCAGTAACAATCGCAAGAAGCATTGCGTTACGGATAAAGTGTTTTTCAGGCGTTGCATTGTAAATTTTTTGCCAGTCTTCCATGGTGAGCCTGGCTCTGGTTACTTTAGGGATCGGTTTACGGGTAGCCTCCGGAGGATTCCATCCAGGAGGAACTTCCCCTGCATGCTGTGCTTCTTTATAAATATCAACCCATAATCCACGATTTACTCTCGCTGTGCTGACCATGTCTTTATCCAGCCACTCATCCAGTATTAATGCAAAGTCTCTTACTTCCAGTTCTTTCAATGGGTGGTTTCCCAGACGGGAAACCAGGTATGCAGCCATTCGAGTTTTTTCTTTGTGAGTTGTAGCTGCAATATCTCCATTTTTCAGTCGCGTGTCCTGTATTTTCAGATATCGATCAACCCATGCCTTTAATCTGATACCCCGACGTTTTGTTGCTGACGGACTTTCATCAATTTTGCGCATGAAATATTCAGCTTCTGCTGCAGCTATTCGCTGATTGGCTGTGGAAGCGATTTTTTCTGCCTTACCTTTGTCTGTTCCGAGTCCGTGAAATTTTCCAGTCACAGGATTTTTATACTGGTAGTAAACTCTGCCAGTTCTGCGATCAAACTTTTCGTAAAGACCGGCTACGTCAGTGCTGTTTTTTTGTGGCCTCGGTGACATGAGTTAAAATCTCCTTCAGTGCATCATCATCGCCAGTATGAATTTCCGGCGCAATTCCCGTTTCACCAGGCCCAACAAATACTGCTCGGCGATCTATCAGCCAACGCCCACGAATTTTTTGTGGTCTTGGAACGATGTATCCTAGTTTTCCGTATTTCACCAGGGTAGTGTTTGTTATTGGGAGACTGAACCGTTTTGGTTTCCACTCGTCGAGCGGGTAATGCTGCCAACTTACTGATTTAGTGTATGATGGTGATTTTAAGGTGCTTGCGTGGTTTCCATTTCCATCAGATGTCCTTCCTGCTCCGCGACTGAAGGCGTGGTGCGTAACGGCAAAAGCACTGCCGGACATCAGCGCTATCTCTGCTCTCATTGCCGTAAAACATGGCAACTACAGTTCACTTACACCGCCTCTCAGCCCGGTACGCACCAGAAAATCATTGATATGGCCATGAATGGCGTCGGATGTCGCGCCAGTGCACGCATTATGGGCGTTGGCCTCAACACGGTTTTACGTCACTTAAAAAACTCAGGCCGCAGTCGGTAACCTCGCGCATACAACCGGGCAGTGATGTGATTGTCTGCGCTGAAATGGACGAACAGTGGGGCTACGTCGGTGCTAAATCACGTCAGCGCTGGCTGTTTTACGCGTATGACAGGATACGGAGGACGGTTGTGGCGCACGTCTTCGGTGAACGCACTCTGGCCACACTGGAGCGTCTTCTGAGCCTGCTGTCGGCCTTTGAGGTCGTGGTATGGATGACGGATGGCTGGCCGCTGTATGAATCACGCCTGAAGGGAAAGCTGCACGTTATCAGCAAGCGTTACACTCAGCGCATTGAGCGACATAATCTGAATCTGAGACAACATCTGGCAAGGCTGGGACGGAAGTCACTGTCGTTCTCAAAATCGGTGGAGCTGCATGACAAGGTCATCGGGCATTATCTGAACATAAAACACTATCAGTGGATTTGCCCCTATATTTCCAGACATCTGTTATCACTTAACCCATTACAAGCCCGCTGCCGCAGATATTCCCGTGGCGAGCGATAACCCAGCGCACTATGCGGATGCCATTCGTTATAATGTTCGAACGCCTCTGCAAGGTTCTTTGCTGCCGTTAACCCGTCTGGTTTGGGCATGATACTGATGTAGTCACGCTTTATCGTTTTCACGAAGCTCTCTGCTATTCCGTTACTCTCCGGACTCCGCACCGCCGTGTTCTTCGGTTCAAGTCCCAACATCCGGGCGAACTGGCGTGTTTCATTAGCCCGGTAGCATGAACCATTATCCGTCAGCCACTCCACTGGAGACGACGGAAGATCGTTGCCGAAGCGGCGTTCCACCGCTCCCAGCATGACGTCCTGTACTGTTTCACTGTTGAAGCCGCCGGTAGTCACCGCCCAGTGCAGTGCCTCACGATCACAGCAGTCCAGCGCGAACGTGACACGCAGTCTCTCTCCGTTATCACAGCAGAACTCGAACCCGTCAGAGCACCATCGCTGATTGCTTTCTTTCACGGCCACTCTGCCTGTATGTGCCCGTTTCGATGGCGGTACAGCAGGTTTTCGCTCAAGCAACAGCGCATTCTGGCGCATGATCCGGTAAACACGTTTGGCATTGATCGCAGGCATACCATCAAGTTCTGCCTGTCTGCGAAGCAGCGCCCATACCCGACGATAACCATACGTGGGCAGCTCTCCGATAACATGGTGTATACGGAGAAGCACATCCGTATCATCAGTGTGACGACTGCGGCGGCCATCCATCCAGTCATCGGTTCGTCTGAGAATGACGTGCAACTGCGCACGCGACACCCGGAGACAACGGCTGACTAAGCTTACTCCCCATCCCCGGGCAATAAGGGCGCGTGCGCTATCCACTTTTTTGCCCGTCCATATTCAACGGCTTCTTTGAGGAGTTCATTTTCCATCGTTTTCTTACCGAGCAGGCGCTGGAGTTCTTTAATCTGCTTCATGGCGGCAGCAAGTTCAGAGGCAGGAACAACCTGTTCTCCGGCGGCCACAGCAGTAAGACTTCCTTCCTGGTATTGCTTACGCCAGAGAAATAACTGGCTGGCTGCTACACCATGTTGCCGGGCAACGAGGGAGACCGTCATCCCCGGTTCAAAGCTCTGCTGAACAATTGCGATCTTTTCCTGTGTGGTACGCCGTCTGCGTTTCTCCGGCCCTAAGACATCAATCATCTGTACTCCAATGACTAGTCTAAAAACTAGTATTAAGACTATCACTTATTTAAGTGATACTGGTTGTCTGGAGATTCAGGGGGCCAGTCTAATCAGTAAGTTGGAGTCATTACCCGCCGACTGCCTGGAATTTATCTGGTCGTTACCCGAAAATTCTGTTGACCTGATAGTCACGGACCCGCCGTACTTTAAAGTGAAGCCTGAGGGCTGGGATAACCAGTGGAAGGGCGACGATGATTACCTGAAGTGGCTGGACCAGTGTCTGGCGCAGTTCTGGCGGGTGCTGAAACCTGCCGGAAGTCTTTACCTGTTCTGTGGTCATCGCCTGGCATCTGATATCGAAATCATGATGCGTGAACGCTTCAGTGTGCTGAACCATATTATCTGGGCGAAGCCGTCCGGACGCTGGAACGGATGCAACAAGGAAAGCCTGCGGGCGTATTTCCCCGCCACAGAGCGCATTCTGTTCGCGGAACATTATCAGGGGCCGTATCGTCCGAAAGATGCCGGGTATGCGGCGAAGGGCAGTGCACTGAAACAGCATGTGATGGCCCCGCTGATTTCTTACTTTCGTGATGCGCGAGCTGCCCTGGGGATAACGGCAAAACAGATTGCAGATGCCACAGGAAAGAAAAACATGGTGTCGCACTGGTTCAGTGCCAGTCAGTGGCAGTTGCCGAATGAAAGCGATTATCTGAAATTACAGGCGCTGTTTGCCCGGGTGGCAGAAGAGAAGCATCGGCGTGGTGAACTGGAAAAGCTCCACCACCAGCTGGTGGATACGTATACCTCACTGAACCGGCAGTATGCGGAGCTGCTGAGTGAATATAAACATCTGCGGCGGTATTTTGGCGTGACGGTGCAGGTGCCGTATACCGATGTGTGGACGCATAAACCGGTGCAGTTCTATCCCGGGAAACATCCGTGCGAAAAACCGGCAGAAATGCTGCAGCAGATAATCAGCGCTAGCAGTCGTCCGGGTGACCTGATTGCAGATTTTTTCATGGGGTCGGGTTCGACAGTGAAAGCGGCACTGGCGCTCGGGCGTCGTGCAATTGGCGTTGAGCTGGAGACTGAACGTTTTGAGCAGACGGTTCGGGAAGTACAGGATTTAGTCAGCCAGAACGGATGATATTGAAGAATTAATTACGAGTCGTTATTATGCGGCTCCCGGCCCTTTAGCTCAGTGGTGAGAGCGAGCGACTCATAATCGCCAGGTCGCTGGTTCAAATCCAGCAAGGGCCACCATCACATACCGCCATTAGCTCATCAGGAAAGAGCGCCAGCCTTCGAAGCTGGCTGCGCGGGGTTCAAGTCCCCGATGGCGGTCCATTATCTGCATCATGCGTTGTTAGCTCAGCCGGACAGAGCAATTGCCTTCTAAGCAATCGGTCACTGGTTCGAATCCAGTACAACGCGCCACACTTATTTTCCCTGGCTCGCTTTTGCGGGCTTTTTTTTTAAATGTCTCACAATTCAGACGGTTGACTGTTGTCTGGTTTGCGGGGAGTTTGTTAAAAGAAACTGGCATGGTGAATCCCCCTGTGCGGAGGGGCAATCAGCGAGTAGGTATATGGGATAATCGCGGATTCAGGTGCTGGTACTGAATTCACCGGGAGGCACCCGGCACCATGCAATGGCACATAGCGCCACTCTCCAGCCCCTCTCCGGAGGGGCTTTCTTGTGGGCAAAAAAAGCCCGCGCTGGGAGACGCGGGCGGCAAGGAATAAACAACAAAACGTGAAGTAATATTTCAGCTGGCGAATAATACCCCATAGTAATCACTCTGCGCAACTGCGCGGTCTTTTTCGAATTGCGGGCTGTCGTCTCTCTTCTGCCATTGTCCTGTAACTTCCGGACTTCAGCCCGCTCCTCATTTTACTCACAATATTATCCCGGCCGGGAGGATTCATGGCTTTTAAACACTATGATGTTGTCAGGGCGGCGTCGCCGTCAGATCTTGCGGAAAAGCTGACACATAAACTGAAAGAGGGCTGGCAGCCGTTTGGTAGTCCGGTGGCCATAACCCCTTATACTCTGATGCAGGCGATTGCAGCAGAAGGTGCAGTAATCAGCGCCACCAGCGACCCGGAGTATTACTTTGTTGTGGTTCTGGCAGGGCAGTCAAACGGCATGTCGTATGGTGAAGGCCTTCCGCTGCCGGGGACATATGACCGTCCGGACCCGCGTATTAAGCAACTGGCGCGTCGCAGTACGGTGACACCGGGCGGTGCAGCATGCAAATATAACGACATCATTCCGGCGGACCATTGTCTGCATGATGTGCAGGACATGAGCCGTCTTAACCATCCGAAAGCGGACCTGTCAAAGGGGCAGTACGGAACCGTGGGGCAGGGGCTGCATATCGCCAAAAAACTGCTGCCGTTTATACCGGCGAATGCGGGCATTCTGCTGGTTCCATGCTGTCGTGGTGGTTCAGCGTTCACCACCGGAGCTGATGGCACATACAGTGACGCGAGTGGTGCCTCGGAGAATTCAACCCGCTGGGGTGTGGACAAGCCGCTGTATAAGGACCTTATCGGTCGAACAAAAGCGGCACTGGAGAAGAACCCGAAAAATGTGCTGTTTGCCGTGGTGTGGATGCAGGGGGAATTTGATTTTGGCGGTACGCCGGCAAATCATGCCGCACAGTTTGGTGCGCTGGTTGATAAATTCCGTGCAGACCTGGCGGATATGGCAGGCCAGTGCGTCGGTGGCTCTGCTGGCGGTGTTCCCTGGATATGCGGGGACACGACGTATTTCTGGAAGCAGAAGAACGAATCCACGTACCAGACGGTGTACGGCAGCTATAAAAATAAAACGGAAAAGAATATCCATTTCGTACCGTTCATGACCGATGAGAACGGGGTGAATGTGCCGACGAACAAACCGGAAGAAGACCCGGACATTCCGGGTATCGGTTATTACGGTTCGAAATGGCGTGACAGCTCAGCCACCTGGACGTCACAGGACAGGGCGAGCCATTTCAGTTCATGGGCTCGCCGTGGGATTATTTCCGACCGTCTGGCAACGGCGATTCTGAGCTGCGCGGGTAAGTCTTCTGCGTTTGTTAATGGTACTGCCGGGGTGGTTGTTCCAGACAGGCCGGTTACCACCTCAGAGTCTGTAATTTTTTACGATGCCAAAAAAGCTACAGACAATCAGCTGAAACCTTATGGCTGGGACGGTATGTATGGCAGACGCACACTGGTTGATGACAGCGGCAATAAAGCTCTGCGAATTGAGAAAAATAACAGCTCGAAATCCTGGTCAATGTACTGTGAGGTGTACTGGCAATAGCGGACACTACCATTTGTTCTTTTTTTAAGCAGCCATCTGATGATATTTTTCCCTGAAGGCTGCCGGGGAGATATTCCCCAGACGAGAGTGACGACGCTGACGATTGTAGAAAATCTCAATGTATTCCCGTATTACTGAGATGGCTTCATCCCGGTTATTAAAACGATAGTGGCTCAGGCTCTCATTTTTCAGCGTTCCCCAGAAGCTTTCCATCGGAGCGTTGTCGTAACAGTGACCTTTACGCGACATTGATGTTTTCAGACCAGACTGCTCCTGTATGACCCGGTAATCGTATGCGCAGTACTGTGAACCTCGATCAGAGTGGTGGATTAGCCCGGCAGGTGGGCGCTGGCTCCTGAGCGCCATAAACAGGGCTTTACCTGTCAGCTCTTTTGTCATGCGCTCTCCCATGGCGTAGCCGACAATTTCGCACGTATAAACATCTTTGATGCCAGCGAGGTACAACCATCCCTCCTGTGTGGCAACATACGTCAGGTCCGCCACCCAGACCTGATTTGGTGCTGTAGGAGCGAACGTCTGGTTCAGCAGATTTGGCGCAACTGGCAGATTGTGGTTCGGGTTCGTAGTCGCTCTGAACTTGCGTTTCTGCTTACAGCGTAGCCTTAGCTCCTTACGAAGACGTGCCAGTCGGTCACGACCAACGATGATGCCATTCTCTGCCAGCTCCGTCTGGAGCCGCCGGGTTCCATATGTTTCGCGAGTGCGGATATGTGCCACCTTAATCTCCAGTTTTAGCCGCTCATCACTTTGTTTTCTGTCTGAGGGTTCATGCTGTACCCAGTTGTAATAACCGCTCCTGGATACACCAAATACCTGACACATCGCTTCAATGGGAAATTGTTGTCGCCATTGTTCGATTAACGCGTATTTTTCAGCGACTCCTGTGCAAAATACGCTGTTGCTTTTTTTAATATATCTCGCTCAAGGCGAGCTTCATTTAACGCCTTACGCAGTTGCAGAATTTCAGATTCCAGTTCAGCCACCGTGCGGGAACCAGGAGTACCGAGCCCTTTTCTGGCGGCGGTAACCCATTGTCCTAAAGTGCCTTCAGGAAGGGATAATCGGGAAGCGCCTTCACTGATCGAAAGTTGATTTTCAGGAACCGTTCTGACAGCTTCGGCTTTGAACTCTTTAGAGTAACGTTGGTTTTTTCTGCTCATTATTAGCTCCTTCTGATGCCATTCTATTTCAGGAAGGAGTGTCCGTTAAACTCAGGCTACCTCACTCCCTGGCGGATTTTTGCAGCGAATACAGCAACACAACCGGACGGGCAACGGCTACGCGCTTCGCGTTCCGTCCAGGCGGTTACGTGGATGATTTGAGATTCTCCGGCACTCAGTGCCAGAAAACGCCACACAAAGGCCGTTTGTGTGTGTACAAGGTGTGGTATATGATTTACAGCAACCATAACGGCTCCTAGTTTACGTTGTTGGTTAGACGCCCCGTATGTGTTCCCAGCACTGCGGGGCGTTGCTCTTTGTATTTCAACAATCCTTTCGGTGTGTTTCATGTTATGAGCGCATGAAACACACGTCAAGGCTTTTTGTATTTCTTTTTTTGTGTATACTGAAACACACCGATGATTAGGAGTTTCAGAAATGGCAACGGCTAACAAAAACGCAAAATCACAACTGACAACTGTCAGAGTCCCACTAGATGTTATGCAAGGGATGGAATCCGTTAAGCTGGACGGTGAAAGCAATGCCGGATTTATCGTAACCGCCATGCGCGGAGAAATGGCCCGCCGCCAAGCAGAAGGCAGCGGAGAAAATCCCCTTGTGTCGTCACTGGATGCCCTGGCTAAGGTCGAACAAATCGGCATCAAAGCAGCCGAGGAGATCGGGCAACTCGTCACCGTCGCGCGTGAAGAACTCCAGCGACGCAAGGTCAAAGAGCATGAATAGCCAATATCAGCGCCATAGTTTGAGGAACGCAGGCGCATTGCTTTACAGGACAGCACCATGAGCGACACAGAATCAACCAAAACACCATCACCAACTCGTAAGAGACGACGCAAAAATATAGCGCATGAACATGAATCAGAAAGATTCGCACCTTGTTCGTTTGCTCTTGAGAAATTCCTTAAAGAGCACAGGAAAAAGCTCTCGTTGCAAACCTTGGAACGAACCAAATCTGACTGATCACATTGCCCACCAGCCGCAAATGTGGCATTGTTGGTGATGCTTTTGTTTTCCCTTGTTCCCACTGGCGACCCTTTTGCGGTCGCCTTTGTTTTGTCACTGAATGCGGTTACCAAAGTAAAACTCAGGCTGATATTCACGTATCAGCGTTTTTTCTTCTTCCTCCTGCTCACGCTTTTTGCGCTTACATGCCTGTAGCTCCCTCCCCTTCTCGCTGGCACTTATTTGATATTGCTCTTTACGGCGGGAAAAATCCTGTAATGCACCCCACGGGATACCATAAGTCCCCGTTTTTCTGATACCTGGTATCACATTTCTGAATACCCAGTTACTGAAACGATGAGCAAATGTGCCAGGCGTCGTTGCTTTGCGGCTGCGGGCTATTAGTTTGTAGAAACCTGACTCAGAGATAATTCTCATATTCTGATTTCCTCCTGGGGTGTAAGTTAAATTTACTCCCTTTTCATCATCATCAAGCATCTGCAACGCCGTACGCGAATTGGTTAGTTCCAGCGCAGCACAAACATCTTTTGCAACAAACCACGGATCGCCGTTCAGATACACCACACGAACGTTCACACTATCAAAGCGCAGAACGACGAGATCACGAATATCGCAGAATTTTTTCACTGGACGAGCGTACCCCTTGCCCGTCACGGCAATATTTTTATTCATCGCGTTTTTACCTTATAGACAAAAAACCCCTCGTGATGAGGGGCATTATTTACTGGTTATTGCTGTTTTGTTTTTCCAGGTTTCCATCCAGGATGCCACTCACCACGGATCCATGCCTGAACCTCTGAAAGTCGATACCCTGCAGCACGTTCACCGATCTTGATACGTCGCGGGAATTTACCTGCCTGCTCCATTTTCCAGCGTGTTGAGTTTGCCAGCGTGGTAAGTGCTATGCACTCTTTTTCACGAATGAACCGATCAATGTCCTTCATTGTGCGCAAATCGTTTTCATCAACAAGAGAATAAATTGCCATATCACACCACCTCTTTATTAAGCTCGATAACGTTGTTGTTAAATCCTGCTATCGTATTAAGGTAATTAACCCACATATTAAGCACCTCAAGTTTTTTCTTTATATGCCTGCTTTTATTGTAAACACCAGCAACCCCTTTCACTTTATGACCTAAAAGAAGTTCGGTAATGACTCCAACTTATTGATAGTGTTTTATGTTCAGATAATGCCCGATGACTTTGTCATGCAGCTCCACCGATTTTGAGAACGACAGCGACTTCCGTCCCAGCCGTGCCAGGTGCTGCCTCAGATTCAGGTTATGCCGCTCAATTCGCTGCGTATATCGCTTGCTGATTACGTGCAGCTTTCCCTTCAGGCGGGATTCATACAGTGGCCAGCCATCCGTCATCCATATCACCACGTCAAAGGGTGACGGCAAGCTCATAAGACGCCCCAGCGTCGCCATAGTGCGTTCACCGAATACGTGCGCAACAACCGTCTTCCGGAGCCTGTCATACGCGTAAAACAGCCAGCGCTGGCGCGATTTAGCCCCGACGTATCCCCACTGTTCGTCCATTTCCGCGCAGACGATGACGTCACTGCCCGGCTGTATGCGCGAGGTTACCGACTGCGGCCTGAGTTTTTTAAGTGACGTAAAATCGTGTTGAGGCTAACGCCCATAATGCGTGCAGTTGCCCGGCATCCAACGCCATTCATGGCCATATCAATAATTTTCTGGTGCGTACCGGGTTGAGAAGCGGTGTAAGTGAACTGCAGTTGCCATGTTTTACGGCAGTGAGAGCAGAGATAGCGCTGATGTCCGGCAGTGCTTTTGCCGTTACGCACCACCCCGTCAGTAGCTGAACAGGAGGGACAGCTGATAGAAACAGAAGCCAC